CCATATCTCAGCGTCGCGGAACATGGATTCTATCCATGCACACGGCCAGTTTTGATTCAACAACATCGAGTCTCGTATCATTGTAATAAATGACGGCTTCAAGCCGCTTAATGGTTTGATCGAGATAGCCGATTTTGAATTGCAACGCCGTGATGAGAATACCCGCGTTAAAAGCAACGATGACGACCAACTCAACTATTCGTTGCCAGTTTATCATTGTCCTTCCCTGAATTTCTTTCATGAATGGGGCCATCGTTCTTTACCTCACAATCTCGAAAGCTTTATGTGAATCAATCCCGCGCCGTCGGGCTCCGCGCTCACGACGGAATACTCCGCGCTGCGGATGATAAAAATATCGCCGTTCATGAGTTCCGGCACATCGGACGGACGGACAACGGCGGAAGGGCTTGCTTGTTCAAACGCTCCCGCGTTCAGATCAACGGGGAAAAACGGTTCCTGAAAATTCAGAATAGCCTCTCTGCCGTTTTCATACGCATCCCGCAAATCGGGGTTGCCGAAAAGGGGATAGTAGAATACGATCTCCGCCGTGTCCGTCTCGTCCAAAAAGCCGGATATTTCTGTTTCATCCCACTGCATACTTTACGCTCTGTTTTGCCACGCCCTGATATAATCAAGTTGCACGGTCCCGACGGTCGTTGCCGCGGCTTCCTTGCCGATGCGTACGACGGGCTGAAGTTTCAGCGCCGCGACCTGGGACATGTTGAATGTGGTCCCCGCCGCGACCTGGCTTCCGTTGATGTAGAATTTCACGGAGGTAATGTCGGAACAGTCGATCTTGAGCACGGCGAACAGCCCCGCCGTGAGCGTTACGCCCGTTGCGATCACGCTTGTTTCGTTCACCGTGTCATCGGTTTCCACGGTGATTGCACCCGACCCATCCGCCCGAAACCAGATTGATTCCGCCACGGTGTTCACCGCCGCATTGTGATCGCCGCAGAGCCCCGCGCAGAAAACGACCGCGCCGGTCGGAAGAACGGACAGCGCCAAGCGTGCCTCGAAGACCAGCCCCTGATTCAGAATGAGCGGACGGTGGTCTCCCCAGGTGACGCCTGACAACTGCACTTCGCTTGTTGCGTCGAGCGGAAGCGAGAGCAGCCCCGAAGCCCCGTCAGCAACGAGCACGGGAGTCGTGAGTCCCGCCGCCGACACATCGAGCGCCGTCCACCAGTTCGTTACATCGAAGGCTTTGCCGAGAAAATCATCGCTGAAAAAAACATCGGCGATGACCTTCACGGTTTCATTGTTGTTCGCCGAATCATAGTACCGGATGCGGTTTCCTTCACCACTCCATTTACCTCTGATAGTCGTAGCCATTTTTTTCCTTTCCGTCCATTTAAGGACGGGGAGCGATTATCCCGCTCCCCGAATTAGAATTTATACGATCTCCGTCACACTCTGATCTTGTCCGTAGCGAGCGCCGGACAGGATCGCCACCGCCGAAGCGATGACGCTGTTCGCGCCGTTCGTGAGCGACAACTGCACATACGGCGATCCCGCGGTGAGCTGCGCCGCGTCGAGCTCGATCACATACATGATGGTGTCGTTTGCGCTCGGCGTCGTACCTGCAGCCGGGACTGCCGTGCGGGCGCCGAGTGTATCGCCCGCCGCCGTTTCCTCTTTATAGATGCTGTGCGCTATGGCTGTTGCGCCCGTGCCCGCGAAATCCGTGCATTCGTTCACGATGATTTTCGTGAACGCCGCGGCGCTTACCCCGATCTGTACGATGATCGTCGCATGAGCGTGATTCCTCATGCTGAACACATCGCCCGTCACGCCGCCGGTAATATCAATCGGCGGGAGGATATTGACGATGTGCCCCATTTCCGCGATTACAAACCCTTTGCTCATTTTATGCCTCCATTCGTTTCGTTAATTTTTACGCACGCGTCGCCAAGGCGATAAACGGAGATTGCGAATTCGATCCGTTCGCCGGAATGACCGCGCTCTTCCATGACGGTTGTCCGTTATTTCTCACAATCCAGCGGAATGCCTTTTGATCGGTAAGGAATTCCACGTGGATGCTTTCGTCGGCCTGGATGCCGCCCTTCTCGATCAGGGCGTATTCGCCGAAATTCGCCAGGACAATATCGCCCGTGGTGCCGACCGTCTTTGCCTGCTCAATCGGGAGAATCGGGAGTCCCAGGAGAGTGCCGAACGGCGCTTCCGCAATCGTGCGAATACCGTAATAGAGCGGCACCCCGGTAGGTCCGATGGTCAAGCCCATCTGGAAAATCTGCGGCCACGTATCCTGGTTGATGAACCATTTTGCTCCGCCGATGAGGCTTGCGGGAATGCGGGAATACATGTTGATGATGTTCTCCGCTACGATGGTTTTTGCCGTCTGCCCCGTTTCCTTCGCAACCGAAACGAGACAGGGAGCATTCATGATCCCGAGGCATTTCCCCGCGCCGTCGCCGTTGTAAATTTCATCGTCGAGCATCCAGGCGAATTCGCTCAGGAACGCTTTCGACAGGATCGCGCCGAGTGCGCTGGCATCGGAGAGAAGTTCATCCGTTGCATAGGCGACGCCCATCATTTTTTCAAGGTCCATTTCGAGCATGGCGGTCTTGGGTTTCTTGGGTGTCCCCGCCGCGCCTTCATCGACCCGGTACACCTGCACGCCGCCCCACCGGGAGCCCGTGACTCTGGTAGTTTCGTTGATGACCGGCGCTTTGAGCCGGTTACTGTTCCCGCTCAAGGGGATGTGGAAACAGAGCGGAGCTATTTTCGCCGTGGTGATGGCCTTGTCCAAGAGCGCCGTGGTAAAATCTTCCTGGATCAGGAATCCACCGTCGGAGGGAACGCCCCCCGATGCACCCTGGACCGCGTTTTGGATGCTCGCCAAACGATTGTCAATCCGCCCCGAAAGCGTTGATTGAGCAACGGCAACAAGCTGTTCGCCGATGCTTTTGAAAGGCCGGGCATCTTCCTTGTTATTCCCGATGGCAAATACGGAAATCGGTTTTGACTTTTCTCCTGCGCCGATCTTCGCAAGGACCGCCGATTTGTAATCAGCCGCCGGTTTCTTGTTGCGGATGTAATCCTGGGCGAGCCCCCAAAACCCGTGGTCTGTGGCGACGGCCAGAATTTCATCAATCCGCTTGTTCTCCATGTCAACGGCGGTGTTAATCGCGTTTTTCATGGTACTCGATTCACAGTCACACGCGGCCCGGTCATTGACCCATTCCAGGCCGCAAATAGTACATTTCTTCATGGTATTACCTCCCGTTCGATTTTGTGCCGATGCAAAACTATTCAGGATGCTTTTGTACTTTGCAAGGTCATAAGTCGCCGCCATCCTGACAGGCTCAAGGACTTCATCGGCAAATCCCATGTTCACCGCCTCCGCAGCGGTCATCAATGTTTCTTCGGACATCAGGGCCGCTACTTCTTCATCGGGCTTTCCGCACTTGTTCCGGTATGCGGACACGATGCCGAGTTTGATTTTGTCCAGATCATCGGCCATCTTCCGCATATCATCCGCGTTGCCCATGACTCCGCCCATCGGATCATGTATCATCATCGTGGTATTTTCAGGCATGAGCACGCGCCCGCACATGGCGATGACGCTTGCGATGCTCCCGACCATGCTATCAACGTACACGGTTTTTTGGGCCTTGTGCGCCATCAGCATATTGTAGATTGCAAGCCCCTCGATGACCGAACCGCCCGGTGAACTGATTCGCAGCGTGATGTCCTTTACGTCTCCCAGGGCTTTCAGCTCCTTCGCAAACTCTTTCTGCCCGACGCCATCGACGAACATGGATTCACCGATGAGGCCGTAGAGAAGGATCTCCGCCTTTTCCTTGCCCTGGTTTTTGATCGTGAAATATCGTCTCCAACTCATTGACCACCTCCCGTGTTGCTGTTTCCCTTTTTCCTGCTCGCCGCAGTTTTACGGGGTTACTTCATAACCGGGTCCGGGTTCGCCGCCCTTGCCGGTTGTTGAAATCAAATGAAAACTTCTTCTCGTTTTTCCCACGCCGCCATCATGAGCATCATGACGAGCTCGTCGTCGGTGTAGTCGGGCATGACATTCGGCAAGCCAAATGCTTCGTCCGATGAAATTCCCCGGCATTGAATGAAATGCGGCCAGGCAAACGGTAACGGCTCGCCTCCGCCGAAAGGTTGCACGGCAAGAGCAGCATCAAATTCAACCATAGGGACGCCGAAAACTTCCTCGGTCCCTATCCCGCCCGCATCAATGATGTTCTGCGCCGCGACTCCCGTGCTTACGGTCGGTAGGCCAAAAGCCTCTTCGGAGAGAATGTCCCCCGCGCCAGCGATGCTTACCGAAACCGCCGGGCTGCCAAACGCCTCGGCCCCAGGAATTGCCCCGGCACCTATGATGCTGACTGCGACCGCCGGTGATCCAAACGCTTCGGCGGTGACAATGCCGATTGTTACGATGGACACCGAAAGCGTCGGCTGTCCGAACGCTTCGGCGCTGGCAATGTTACCGGCATCGACAATATTCCATGTCGGCGGACCAGCGCCTTGATTTGCAAGCAGTACGGTCATTTAAAAATTCCCTACCAATGAAACAGACACCGAACCCGTAACCGCCGCGACCATAATGACCCTGATCCTCTCGTTTACGTTTACATTGAATTGGAAACGCTCCGGGACTTCAAACGGCGGACTTGTGCCGAATGCCGGGTTGGCAATTATCTGTGATTTTACCGTCGTAGCATTCGCCGCGTCTCTGAGTTGGACTTCCATAGCTGCCGCCACACTCCCCGAACCCTGAGCGGTAAACCAATAGGCCCCCGCAGGCAACGGTCCGGTATCAAGGATAACCTGGTCA